TCTCCTCGGGCAGCGCGGCGGCGGCCTCGACGAGCACGCGCACGTTCTTCTCTTCGACCGGCGTGGAGCCTCGACCGATGCCTGCCCCCGTCGTCGTGAACGCGTCGCGCTCGAGATCGAGGAAGATCGCGGTGACCGGGATCGTCTGGATGTCTGTGCCGGACGAGTTGGGCGGACCCAGCGGATCGTTCGCCGGGTCGGCAGTGGACTGAGATGCTCGCCGGAGGGTGGCCGCACGCCCGAACCGGGCAATCAGCCGGTCCGCCGTACTCTTCAAACCACTGTAGTCGAACCCGGCGCTCATCTCAGTCTCCGACGATCACCGTCCGCGTCAGCCCGTCGGCCGACACGTTCATCCGGCGAAGAATCGTCGTGCCATCGTCGTCGAAGATCGTCACCTGATTCACTCCGCCGCCGATGTCCACAACGGTAGCATCGTTCGTGAGCAGCTTCTCCAGAACGATCAGCTCGTCTGCCCAGCCGCCCCATTCGACCTCGCCCTGATCCGTGGCGCCAGAGCCCGCCGTCATCTGCCACGTGTAGCGGGTGAAGGCGGTAGGGGCCGTCGTGATCTGGCTGGAGGCGAAACGGAAAAGCCCGGTGGAGCCGATCTCTGCGCAGGAAGCCGAGGACAGCGCGACCGTGGAGCCGTCGCTTCGATCGTAGAGGGCCATCGTGACCGTATCCCCGGGCAGGAATCGGCCAGTCACTTCCCATGCTTCGGTCAGGGCGTATCGGCTCATCGGACACCTCCCATCGAATCATAGGGGATCGTGAAGTCCCCGGCGAAGGGGGCTTCCGGCACGAAGAAGAATCGAGTGGTTGCGTAACCAGCCCCCTCGACGGTCACCAGCAGCTTGCTGTTGATTGGGTTGGCATTCTGCGCACTCCCTACGACCTCCATGTTCCATTCGCGAAGTGCCAGTACCCCATCTGTGTTGATCCGTCCGTTAGCGTCGCTTGTGAAGGGCGATCCCGTCAGCTCTCGCGGTCGATAGTCCGAGTTGATCGTTGAAGCGGGGCCGCTGGCGGGAAGCGGATTCACCTCCCAGGCACCGCCGGCCCCAGCAGTGGTCGCCACGATTTCGAGACCGTCGTCATTCGTGTCTGCGTAAACCACGATGAAGTTCGTGTCCGTGCCCATCTGGTTCGATGTGCTCAGGTTGGTGCTTGCCGTGACCGGCTCAGAGCTGGCGTTGATCGCCGTGACCGCAGCACTACGAGCATCGGCGATCGAAGCGCTTCCCGGAGTGAAGGGGATGTCTGTTCCGTTGATCGTGATCGTCCACGTGCTCGCGGAGCCCGTCGTAAACTCGACGTACTGGAAGTCCGTCTTCTGTTCGAGGGTGACTGAAAGATTCTGGATCGGGGCGCCAGAGACATCGACAAAACGAGGGTTGAAGGTGTACTGCTTAGCGCCCGTCGATCCCACTCCGGCGTTCGCGAATAGCGACATGAATGACGAAAGAGGGGCGTCTTCACCGGGGTTGTCGAGAAGGACACTGCCAGCGAAGACAGTCATAATGGGTGAGTTGGCACCATCGCTCAAGGTCAGACCGGGAATCTCAATATCCGCGAAGAACGCAAAGCCACCACTCACCGTATCGCCGATGACGAGACCGTCGTAGTCAACGACACCAGAGTTGTTCAGGATGAAGGGGCTTGCCCAACTCGAAATCGACGACGCGCTGGAATTGCGAATACGAAGCGGTTGGTCGCCGACCAGCGAAATGCCTCCGTCGATGTTCGTGTGAACGAGCGCGCCTTCTTCGCCGGAGATGTTGCTTCCGATGTAGGCGGGAACGGTATTCCACGAGCCTCCGATGAAGCCACCGTAGACACGATAGGCCCAGGATGCGGACGGCACGTTGCGGAAGCCATACCCGAAGATGTGGGACGCGTTGCGCCAGCTGTTCGGATCGGACGGAACTGCCAGCTCGCCAAACTCCAACACGAACTCACCAGGATCGCCGGCGGCCGGAGGTCCGATGAAGGACCGGTCGCGCTGCGGGTTGTTAGCCACCGTGACAGGGGCGCGCTCCCAGGCGTTGACCAGCACTTCACGAGTGGACGACCACGTTGTGCGAGTCGCACCAGTGTGGATGATGTTGAAGTTTTGGATCAGGCTACGGTAGAAATCGTACGGGTTGTTATTGTTCGCGACGAAGTTCGCGTTCATCGACATGACGCGCTGGAAGATGCGAGCATCGAGCGCAGCCATGGCCGTAGCGATCGACGTACAGGAGATCGTCGCTTCGTCGGTGATGTTTAGTTGATGTGCCGGCTGGTAAACAGCGACGTTGCCAGCTGCCGCTTCCGCGGTCAGCGGCGGGTAGACCTCGAGATCTGTCTCATTTTGAACATCGAGGACGATGTAGTCGCCATCGTTGGACGTCGAGCCGGTGATGGCGATTGCATCTCCGGGGACAGCACCGTCCGTCTGATGTGTGGCCGTACCGGCCTGCACGACGTTTCCGCCCGGGAATCCGGTGATAGCATCGGTCGTATACGCGAATCCGTTGCGGGCGGGAACAAACGCGTAGGGCATGACCTAGCCCTGAAGTGCGGCCAGCTGGTTCTGTACGAGATCCAGCTCGGTATTGAGCCCGTTTCGGGTGTCGCGGATCTGTCGGATTCGCTCCGTGACCGCGCTCTGCACCACCTGGGGAGCCGTCAGTCCATCGCCGTCCCGCCAGAGCTGGATGGCGTCGATGTCCGCGTTCAGCGCGTCGCGCGCGTCGCGGATGCCATCGCGGACGGTCGTCAGTCGAGCGATCTTTCCGATGTCGCTGATGAAGAACTGGATGCCCAGATGGATGCGGATGTTGCGCTCCTGGGCGTTCGAGGTGGACAGCCAGAAGTTGCGAAGCGCCGCGAAGTTGGAGTCGGGGAGCGTGTACTCCAGCTCCTCCATCAGCGCGTCGATCACGTCCCAGTCCTGGCGCGTGAAGCGGGTCGTGGCCTCCAGCTCCGTTCGGAACTGCCCCTGGGTGAAGAGCGGGTTCGCGCGGATGATGTCCACGCCCAGGCGGGCGCAGGCGTTCACGTCGTTGTCGGTCGTCAGGGGCATGGTGGGCTCCTAGAAGGACGGCGGGATGAGCAGTCCCGGGAAGGCGTTCGCCGAGTGCGAGGTGTAGGTGTAGGTCATCAGGATCTGGTTGCGGACGTCCGGCGGTGCTTCGCCGGGAACGCTGCCTCCGGTCACGTTCAGATCGGTGAGTCCAGAGCCCAGGTTGGTTAGGCGCAGGCCGCTCATAGCACCTCCCAGATGTTCTCGGCGTCACCTCCCGTCTGGATCGAAGCGAACCGACCGGGATTGATGCCTGCGAACACGGGAAGGCCCGTCAGCACGTCGCCGTTGGCCATCGTCACGTTGATGGACCCGGCGGTGCCTATGAGAAGCCCGCGGCATTCGTCGGAGAGCGTCTGCTCGGAGTCGGGCGTGCCGCTGAACACCTGCGAGAAGGACCGCGGGAGCGAGACGTACTTCTCCCAGGGACCTCCGCGGAACGGCATGGCCTACTCCTCGTCGAGCGCGCTCGGGACGGTGTTGGGCGCCTCGTCGCGATCGAGAACGGCCTTGCGGGCTTCCTTGGCGTCCACCTGACGGGTGTTCGGGTTCTTGACGCCCTGCTCCGTCAGCTTCGCCTCGCGAAGCGCCTGCTTCTCTTCCTCGGTCCGGCGAGTCGCAGCCTCGGCCTCCGCACGCTCCTCGGCGCGCTTCTGCTTCGCGGCAACGTGCTCGGCGTACTCGGCCTGGGACTTCGCGTCGGCTTCCGCGCGCTCGACGGCGGCGGCAGCTTCACGCTCGGCCTGCTCGGCGGCTTCCTCGGCGGCCTTCGCGGCGGCTTCGGCGGCCTCTTCGCGCTCCCGGGCCTGCAGTTCCAGCAGAGCCTCTTCGGCGGCTGCCTTCTCCTCGGCACGGCGCTCCTCGGCCTCGAGCTTCGCCAGCTCGGCGGCTTCGCGCTGCTCGGCGGCCAGGACGGCCTGTTCGGCGAGGACGCGCTGGCGGTCCTCTTCCTTCTGGCGCTCGCGCGCGCGACGCACGGCGTTGCGCTTCTGGAGCTGGCGCTCGGCGTCGCGCTTCTCGGCGCGCTCCTGCCGCTCGCGGATGGCGCGGTTGTTCCGGGTCGTGACGACGCGCGGAGCCGAGTCCCGCTCGGGACTGGCCAGCTCGATCATCTCGGCGTACCAGAGCGCCTTGAGTCGCCGGAGGTTCTTGATGTCCTTCTCGGTGTCGACGGGGTCGCCTGCGCGCACGCGGCGACGTCGGCCGTGGACGTCCGTGATGGTGATCGCCTTCCGGTAGATGTACTGGGCGTCGAAGCCCGCGAAGCGCTGTCGCCAGTGGCGGCGCTTGCTGACGGGCTGCGGGCGCACCTCGCGAGCGGTCTCGTCCTCGCCGACAACGGGCTCGGGAACCGCCGATGCGTCGGGGTTCGCCTGCATGAAGGCCATGAGGCCCGCCAGGGGGTTGTCGGTCGTCTCTTCGCTCACGAGTGAATCCTCCGTCCGTGGCGCCCAGCGTAGCCCATCAGGACCACGCTGGGCGCGTTTCGGACTGGCGTTGCGGCTAGGCCGCGGCCTCGGTTACGAGGCGGTGACGTCGTCGAAGAAGTAGCCCAGCTCGGAGCTGACCAGCTTCTGGTCGTACGCCTGATCGATCTCGATCCGGTCGGACTCGATCGCGTCCAGGCGGAAGCGCTTCATGCGCATTCCGTTCTGGCTCGCGCCGAGGAAGCCCGTCCACGAGAACGTGTAGCCGGCCGACGGGACCATGAGTCCCGGGTTCGGGGCCGAGTAGCAGAGCAGGGCATCGACGGAGTTGCCGATGAAGCTGTGCGAGTCGGTCTGGCCCTTGGCCGCCGTGTTCTGGATGGCGTTCATGACGAGCACCTGCTCCAGCTCGAAGAGGGCCGCCATGGCCTCCAGCGTGGACCGCGCGGGGCCGGACGTCTGACCGCGGTCGAGGCGACCGATGATGTCCGGATGGTCCGCGAGGATGTCGAACACCTGCCGGCCGAGAACGAGCGTGTTCGCGACGAAGCCGGTGTTCTGGAGGATCGTCCGCACGCCCGTGCGCACGTCCGCGATCGGGTCGGAGTTCGCTCCGTCGTCCCAGTTGAGACCGGAGGTCACGTCCGTGTCCCAGACGCCCGCCGAGAAATACTCGGCGGCCCAGTTCGCCTCACGGTTGATGAGGGCCTTGGTCGTCAGGAACTCCGTCGCCTCGCGGTCCGGGGACAGCGGGTCGTCGGCGTTGGCTCGGACCTGATCCGCGACGTCCTTGTGGAGCGCGCGGACGGGGGCCGAGTAGGTGTCCGTGGCGAGCTGGTAGTTCGCGCCGGCCGACTCGGTGCCCGGAGCCCGGACCTCCATGTCGTCGCGGTTGAACTCACCCTTCGGGTACGTGTAGTACACGTCCGACTGGTGCGAGACCGGGATGTTCGGGAACACCCGGTCGGCCACGAAGTTGTTCTGATCCTGCATGAACGCGACGGAGATGTTCGTGAGGGGTCCGTCGACATGCACGTCGGATCGCGAGGGCTGGATGAACGGCATTGGTCAGTACCTCCCTTACGCCGTGTGCGGTGCCGCGAGGGGCAGCGCGAGGACGCGGAAGATGTCGCCGCTCGACGCACCGTCGAGAGCCACACCGATCGCCATGGAATCCACGGGAACGGCCGCGAGGCTCGCGACTCCCGTCACCGTGCCCGTCGCCGCTGCGACGACGAGCTGTCCGGCCGTGATGGTGCCACCGGCTTCCATCTCGCACACGCCCTTCAGGAGCGTGACGCCGACCGAATCACCGGCCGCCACCGACTCCGCGGCCACGCCCACGATCGCGTCGGTCTGCGCCGATGCGTGCTGGACGGTGCCCGAGGACGTGACCTCGAGCGCGCGGGAAACGGTGATGGCCGACTCCGCCACAAGCGTGACGGCTTCCGTTGCCTGATGAGTCGCCATGATTGGCTTCCTCCCTGCGGCCTAGTGCCGCGTGATCATCGCCTCGCGATGCTGCTCGTAGAGTTCCCGACCCTTCGGCGTCTGGAGAACCGCGTCGTACGCCTTCTCGAAGGAGATGCCCTTCTCGTTGGCGTGCGCCTTGGCCAGCTCGTCCAGCTCGTTGTCGGCGTCGGACTTCTCGATGGCGACCGTGCCCTGGTAGCCGACGGTGTTCGTCGGGTTGCCCATGGCATCGTTGCCAGCCTTCAGCGCCTTCAGCGCCTGGGCTCGCTCACCCTCGTCCTCGATCGCCTCGACGGACTTGAGCAGCGCGGCGCGCGACTTCGTGGTTCCCGGCAGATGCGCGAGTTCCTCGTCGGCACGCTTCTCGAACGCGGCCTCTTCGGCCTTCGCCAGCGCGGCGTCGGCGTTCTTCTTCGCGGTGTCGGCCTCGATGACCGCCGCGACGAGGCGAGCGTCGTCGTTCTTCGTGAAGGTCGATCCGTTGAGCGCGGTGTAGATCACCTCCGAACCCTCGCTCTTCTCGACCTTCGCTTCGGGCGTCTCGGTCTTCTCGACCTTCGGCGCCGTCGCGGCCTTCACGATCTCCGTGCGCTCGTCGGCCGACTTGGCCAGGAACGCGTCCTGATCCTCCGCCTTCTCGATCGCGTCGAAGTGAGCGCGCTGGTCGGCGGGGAGTGCGACGATGGCCTGGAGCCGCTCGTTCGCCTTCTGCAGTTCGTCCATGTTGGACTCCTCCGTGGGGACGACTTCCGGGAAGCGCTTGGAGACCAGCTCCATCTGCTCCTCGGTGAATTCGCCCTTGGTGACCATGGCCATCACTGTGCTGACCACGGCATCACGCGCGACCGCGTGCATGTGACCGTCGTTCATCGCGATCTCGATCTCACCCTCTTCGTTGAAGAACCAGGGGTGGTCGTGCTCCTCGCCTTCGGGAGCCATCGCGAAATTCGTGGTGCCGGCTCGGTCCTCCCCGAGCCAGATGCGGAGGACGTGCGCGTGGCCGTTGTCGGCCGACGTAACGACGGTGACGGCACCGTCGAACTTCTTCACGTCCTCTTCCTTCTCGTAGTCCTTGCCCTTGCGCTTCATGATCAGCGCCTTGGCGTCCCCCTGCGCGGGGCGATCGACGCTCGAAAGCTCGTCGATGGTGAACTTCTTCATCTTCTGCTTGCGGCGGATCGAACTCACTGCGTCACTCCTCGACGGGCTCGTTCTCGA